CGTTAAACCTACAAGACTGGGAAATAAAATGGTTAGCAGACCACAACTGTCTAATAGGTATCATTTTTATGAACTATTGGCTAAGCCCAATAGACTCTGGCCTTGGTTTAAAACACATAGAGAGAACAATAGACCATATAATAAACATAGCTGGCGATGAAGTATTAGCTATAGGAACTGACTTTGATGGGTTTACTGATCCTCCAGACGAGATAACGGATATATCAGAACTTCCTAGACTGACTAGATATCTCTCGTGTTTAAAGAGTGGTATTGACACAGATAAGTATTCTCATGGTACAATAAGTAATATATTAGGTAGAAACTCTCTTAGGTTTATCCTAGAGGGTTGGAAAAAATAAAAGGTTAGTCATGGCTAAAAGCAGTAACAGATTAAGTGAGATTTTAGAAAAGAGACGGCTTAAATCTGAAAATAAAGATGAAAAAACATCTGGCAAAGAAGACAAAAAAGAAGACAAGCGAAACTATAAGCTTGAGAAAATTAGAGAAGTTACAGCTAAGGCTTATGCTGTTGCCGCCAAAAGGAAGTGGCTGGTCTTTCTAATTGTCGCAGCTATTGCTGCGTATCTGATTATCTTCAAAGGAGGAGGAGCCTCTGCTGGTGGTGGAATGTTAGATATAGTAAAAGGTTTTTTTAGTTAGTTTTAATTGGAGAGTATGATGCAAAAAGTCAAAGACTTAATGAAGAGTCGTCGTTTTTGGGCAGCAATCGGTGGAGTAGTAGTAGTTGGTTTGCAAGATGTTTTAGGTCTTGATCCATCAACTGCAAACAGTATTGTTGCTGTCATCGTATCATGGATTGTTGGTGATTCACTACGGACGACAGAATAAACCGCATAGAAACTTATGCAAACATTAAGCAGTTCGTTTATAATACTATAGACGAGCTGCTATTTTTTTGGACTGAGTATGAATAATAAAGAAAAACATGTTTTGGTATTTTCCGCTACTTGGTGTGGACCGTGTAGAATGATGAAGTCTACAGTCTGGAATGACCCAGAAGTGGAAGAGGGTTTATCCAAATTTGATTCTGTAAATTTTATAGATATAGATAACCCAGAAACAAAACAATTGGTTAACATGTATAATGTTAGTGCAGTTCCTACTATCTACATAATAGATGAAACTGGGAAGCCTATAAAAGCTGAAAACACTATGGACGTTTCAAGAACACTTAATTTTCTGAGCTAAAATGCATAAACAAAATCTTCAAGTAGTGGTTTTCATGACCACTTGGTGTCCTCACTGCAAAACCATGAAAGAACACACTTGGGCAAACGACTCCGTAAAAAAAGCTATACTGCCATACCACAACAGTAAGCCAGCTTTTCTTCTATGCGACAAGCCTCAAAATAGACATCTGGTTGATGAATTTGCCATAGAAAGATATCCTACTGTTGTGATTATAGATGAAGATCATAACATTAGAAAAAAAGCCAACAACATGAGTCCAGACGAGTTAGTTAATTTTTTAGATAAAACAGATGAATAAACAAGATAAAATATTAATCACTGGAGCTGAAGGTTTTGTAGGATCTACTCTTGGTGTTTTTCTTGCTGCGGAAGGTTTTACAAACGTTCTTGGCGTAGGGGGAACCAGACAGGGGGTTGATTTAGGGGATGATTCAGACTTAGGTTGGGTGTTTGATTTGAATCCAGATGTTGTAATTCATTTAGCAACAAGACTTCCAACTAAAGAAAACTGCCTCGATTATCCTGCTGGAATGATGTACGAGAATGTCTTTGTAACTTCTAAGGTTTTAGAAGAAGCTAGACTTAGCGGTTGTAAAAAATTTATAACCATGTGGGATTCTTCTTGTTATCCAGAGCGACAAATTATACCTTACAAAGAGTCCGAACTATGGGACGGATGTCCTCATTGGACAAAGAGGTATTATGGAAATTCAGCAAAGGTTATGATGGAAATGACTATGGCTTTTGCAACGCAATTTTCAGAGATGTCTTGTATTAACTTAATAGCTCCTGAAATATACGGGCCAAATAGCGGGTTTAATCCAAATAAAAACAAGATCATTGAATCAGCAATAACAAACATAAGAGTCGCTCAAGACCATGATCGCGACCTAACAATTAGTGGTTCTTCAGGATTAACTAGAGATTTTATATATATATCTGACGTAATAAGAGCTTTATACAAAAGCATGACTAATGAGGAAGAATCGGGAGTATACAATGTGTCAGAAGGAATTGATTATTCTTTAAAAGAGCTTCACGAGATAGTTGCGGAACAGTGCGATTTTAAAGGAAGTATATTTTGGGATGAAGAAAAGCAAGATATACAGGAAAGAACCTGTCTGAATATTTCTTTAGCAAAAAAAGAACTTGGATGGAAACCTTTAATTGATTTAAAAAAAGGCATTGAAAAAACTTTAGAATACCATGATCTTAACCTAACGCCAAAATACGTACGTAAAGACTCGATAATTCAACAATGATAGAAGCAATAATCTTATCAAGAGACAAAGCTTGTCAACTAGATCTGCTTCTAACTAGTATACAAAGAAATAGTAAAAATCTATTCAGCCTGAAGGTTATCTACGAAGCTTCAAATAAAAGCTTTGAACAAGGGTATAACAAACTAAAAGAAAAATTCTACTACAAAGACAGGAATGGTTTAAGCTTTCCTGTAAAATGGCACGAAAGATCTAGTAAAAACTTAAGCTTGGATATAGTCAATGTATTGAACAGGGACTCTGACCTTACCTGCATTTTCAATGATGAAAATATACTGTTTTCTACTACACCTTCGTATAAAAAAATAATAAATTTCTTTAGAAAAGAACCAGTCGCCGCTTTATCTCTTAGAATCGGAGACAATACTGTCATACAAAACCCCTACAGTGTAGATAGGTATTTTATAGATAAGCCAGAAGAATTTTCTTTAATAGACGAGATCTTTGTAGCTTGGAACGCTTCTTCTATAGAGCCTTTTACTAATTTCTCAATGCCCTTTTCTCACAACGGGCATATTTACACAACAAAGCTGATTGAACACATCTTAAAACAGACTGAGATAGACTCAATAGATAACTTTGAAACCCTGCTTCAAAAAGATTTATACTCAGGACAATTTGAAGGACTCATTCCTCCTTATATGTCCTGCTTGCAAAGCAGCGCTTTGGTTACTAATTCAGCAATAAGGATTTCGGACGATGAAGAGTTTGAACAAAAGTTCGACACCTCAGAATTTAGTATCAACGAAAGATATTTAAGCGGCTATGAAATAGACTACAATTTTTTTGATTTCGGTAATATTTCTAAACCATTCCAAGAACACATAACGAGATTTCGTCGTGAAAATCATATGCAGTACGGTTGTTAGAGCAGCTAAACAGGGAGGCATGCATGGAGGATTGTATGTCATAGACGTAGACTCAGGAAAGGTCATACATCATGCATCTTATGAAAAAGATTTTATTAATGATAATGAGCGTGGAGGAGAAAGAGGTCTGCGTGGCATTGCTGTACTTGATGACCGTATTATCGTTTCTGACTCTTGTGGTTTTACTGAACTAGACAAAGACACTTACAAAATAAAAAGAACTCATCAAGATAGAGAGCATTTTAAAAGCATACATGAAATAACATTCCATGACGGTTTTTTATGGGTCACTTCGACAGCGCATGATGCGATTGCTAAAATTGATTTAGACTTTAATGTCCTAGATTTTTGGGAGTTTAAAGGACGAGATCTAGAACACTCAAAAGTACTGACGGCAAAAGAAGCCATAACCCCAAAAGAAAAAACTGAAAACGATAACTATCATATCAATTCCATTTTTACCAATAATGGAAAAGTTTTAATCTCTGGTTTGTCAACGCCTCTTTATGAGATTGGTTCAATGAAAGAGGTGTGCAAGATACCCACACTAAAAACCGATGGATACACTGTCCATAGTTTTGTACACAATTTTTACAAATACGACGACTTAACAATAGCAAACTTAACTAGCCTTCAGGCTTTAGGCATTTCAAAAAACGGGTCTGATTTTTCCGTCTGCAAAATACCAAAAGCTAAGAAAGTTACTTATCATGTAGATTCAATTGCGTCAAACAATTGGAATAGAGGTTTAGCTAGAAAAGACAATCTATTATTCATAGGGTCTTCTCCCGCTAGAATATTAATTTACAACTTAGACACGAGACAGTTTGAAAAACAAATACAAATAGAAAAAGACATAAGACACGCTATTCATGGACTGGAGATATTAGATGATTTTTAATGAAGACCTCGCTCTAAAAAACGGAGCAAAAAAAGTTAAAAATGGTGATTCTTTTTGGGCTTGGCTATTGCCACAAGAAGATGGTTTTCGTAAGATGGTTGCTTATGCCCGTCATGATGACATTTTCTGGATTCATACTGCCTATCAAAGCGAGCAGAACAACAAGAAGAAAAAGTAAAATTGATTAGCCCGACTCACCCAAAGTAGGTCTTACTCGAACGAACTTAGGAAATCTTCAAAAATAAAAACGACGCTGTTTTCATTCCGTGTATAATATCTTGTTGGGTTACAAAGAGCTTAATAAATAAAGCTAGAGCGACACCAACTCAGCACGCCATCGTTGCACCAAGTGAGTAGTTTAAACTTTTTAATATCATTAACCAATTTCTTGGTAAAGCAAGTGTCGCTCTTTTTTTTTCGGCCCCTTAGTGGGCTTTTTAATATAAAAATTCCTCGGATTACAAATGACTTCAGATATCAAAGTTAAGAAACGTAATGGAAGACTGGAACAAATTAACCTTGATAAGATTAACAGATGCGTTGAGAGAGCATGCGAAGGCTTAATAGACGTTAATGTTAGTGAGGTTGTTCTCGATGCAAGCTTGCAGTTATATAACAAAATAACTACATCCGAGATAGACACTGCTTTGATAATGTCGGCTCGTTCAAAAATAGAAAAAGAGCCAAACTACAGCTATGTAGCAACCAATCTCTTATTGTCTAGTCTTTACAAAGAAGCATTTGGCAAAAGTGTAACCGGAGATTTCTTAGATGAATATAAATCTTCCTTTATAAAAAACATCAAAATCCTCGTTAAGGAAGACCGTCTTAATAAAGCTATTTTAGATTACGACATGGAGCTTCTAAGCGAAAATCTAGTAATAGAAAGAGATAAGAATTTTAAGTATCTTGGAATCCAAACTCTATACGACCGATACTTTATACACAAAGAAGGCCGTCGAATGGAAACGCCGCAAGCTTTTTATATGCGCGTAGCGATGGGGCTTTGCTTAAATGAAGAAGATAAAGAAGAGAAGGCTGTTGAAATGTACAATATGATGTCTGAGTTTAGATACTCACCATCAACCCCAACTCTTTTTAATAGTGGTACTTGTCACTCTCAGCTATCTTCTTGCTATCTCAGCACTGTAGACGATTCTATTGATGGAATATTTGGAACCATTCATGGTCAAGCTAGACTATCTAAATATGCCGGAGGTCTTGGTGTAGACTGGAGTAGTGTTCGTTCCACAGGATCTTATATCAAAGGAACTAATGGAGAGTCTTCTGGGTTAATTCCATGGCTTAAAATATTCAATGATACCCTAGTTGGGGTAAATCAGGGCGGAAAGAGAAAAGGGGCTGGTTGTGCTTACTTAGAGGTATGGCATCTTGATATTGAAGACTTCCTTGATCTAAGAAAAAACACGGGCGACGATAGACGTAGATGCCACGACATGAATACTGCCCTGTGGGTATGTGATGAGTTCATGGAAGCTTCCGCAAAGAGTAAAGACTGGTATTTATTTGACCCCTCTGAATGTCCAGACCTACATGAGACCTATGGAAAAGAATTTTCCGTAGCTTATAAAAGGTGCAAGAAGATGGCAAACAATGGAGATATTAAAAATTTCCGTATTATAAATGCCAAAGATCTCTGGAAGAAGATGCTCAAGTCTTTGTATGAAACAGGGCATCCGTGGGTTACTTTTAAAGACCCTTCTAATATTAGATATAGTAATAAGCATGAAGGGGTCGTTCATTCTTCTAATCTATGCACAGAGATACTTTTGCATACAAAGCCAACCATTTATAAAGATGGAGAAGTTGAAGAGACAGGAGAGACTGCTGTATGCAACCTCGCAAGCATCAACCTTGAAAACCACGTTAAGATTCGAACTATTGACTGGAAAAAATTACAACGAACTGTAGAAGTTTCCGTTAGAGGGCTAGACAATGTTATTGATCTAAATTTCTACCCTACGAGAGAAGCTCACCAGTCTAACGTTCGCCATCGTCCAGTCGGTCTTGGCGTCATGGGAACTCATGGACTGCTTCATAAACTGAACGTTGATTACGATTCTAAAGAAGCTGTTGTTTTATGCGGCAAGATTCAAGAATTCATTTCTTATCATGCGATTCTTACCTCTTCTAAATTAGCTAAAGAAAAAGGGGCTTATTGGTCATACGAAGGTTCAGAATGGAGTCATGGTAATTTACCGATTGATACATACTGTAGATTAATGAACGATAGGCTTCCTGAGCATCCAAAAGGCGGGAATGATAATCAGTACCAGATAAAAGATTTTGAGACTTTAGAATGGGACAAAGTTCGAGAACATATACAACAGTATGGGATGCGCAACTCAAACGTAATGGCTATCGCCCCCACGGCGACTATTTCTTATATACAAGGATGTTCTCAATCAATAGAGCCTGATTATTCTGTACTGTTTGTTTATTCCACACTTAGTGGTGAATTCACAATGATCAATGAACATTTTGTAGAAATGGCAAAAAAGAAAGGGATATGGTGTCAAGAGCTAATCGACGCCTTGAAAACTGCCGATGGTGATGTCATGTCTATCGACCTTCCCGAAGACATGCAAAGACAATTCAAAACAGCTTTTGATGTTAGCGCAGAGACATTGATTGAAGCGGCAGCAGAAAGACAAAAATGGATTGACATGGGAGAATCGTTTAATCTATACAATAAAGGGACAAGTCTTAAATATCTCAATGACATTTACACATATGCTTGGGAGCAAGGCTTAAAGACTACGTATTATTTACGAAGCAAAGCTGCAACAAGGCTTGAAAAGTCAACCGTAGATGCCCCTAAAGAAGATTCAAGCGATATAACTGAACAATATCTTGGAAAAGCCTGCTTAATCACAGACCCAGATTGTGAAAGCTGTCAATGATATTTCAAGAATATAGACAGTCAGCGACCTCTCCGTTAAAATATATAGTTGAACTATCGCCTGAAGAATTGGAAAGAGTAAAAGACCTGTTGTTTCAAATGATTAAAAGAATAGAAAAAGATGAAAAAAACTAAAGAAATTATTTCGGATAAAGTGGCCGCAGTTAATCAGATCCTTCCTCATACTAACAAATGGGCGTGGGACTTATTCATAGATGGAGCAGCTAATAACTGGATGCCCACAGAGATATCTATGGCTAAAGATATAGAACAGTGGCGTTCAGACTTATTAACTAATGATGAAAAACTAGTAGTTAAAAGATCTTTAGGCTTCTTTGCTGGTTCAGAATCTCTAGTAGCCAACAATCTATTACTAAGCGTCTTTAAGTTTGTTACTGACCCAGAGTGCCGTCAGTATATTTTACGACAAGCATACGAAGAAAGTTTACACAATCTTACGGTAGTATATTGCTGTGACTCTCTTGGGTTAGAGATTGAAGAGGTCTATGAGGCCTACAATTCTATACCAAGCATTAAAGCAAAAGACACCTTCTTAATGAACATCTGCACAGATATTAATCGTGTGGATTTTAATATCAATACATTAGAAGGAAAAAGAGAGTTCTTACGTAACTTAATCACGTACTATGTTATATGCGAGGGAATATTCTTCTTTTCCGGTTTTGCTATGCTTCTTTCTTTTAATAGACAGAATAAATTGCCCGGAGTTGGAGAACAAATTCAATACACGCTAAGAGACGAAAGCCTACATATCAAATTTGGTATTAAACTAATAAACAGAATAAGAGAAGACAATCCAAAAATATGGACTAAAGCGTTTGAAAAAGAAACGCTCGATCATATCGACAAAGCTATGGAGCTTGAACTCGACTATGCCAGAGATGTTTTACCAAATGGTATACTCGGACTTAACTCCGACATGTTTATTGATTATGTTCAATATATAGCTAATCGTAGACTTGAGAGTCTTAGTCTTCCTAGTCAATACGAAGATGTAAAAAATCCGTTCCCGTGGATGAGTGAAATTATCGACCTAGAAAAATGTAAAAACTTTTTTGAGACTCGTGTAACAGAATACGCAGTCGGAAACATAGAGGATGATTTTTGATGACCCAATTCTTCGAGGTTAAGAAATTAACAGAAACAGCGCACCTGCCAGAAAAGGCACACTCCGAAGACGCCGGATGGGATTTATACGCTGACGAAGATATTGTATTAGATAAATTTGAAACAAAACTAGTATCAACAGGAATAGCACTAGCCCTTCCTAGCGGCTACGCTGGTTTAATCTGGGATAGATCGTCAATGGGTGTTAAAGGCGTTCATAGACACGCTGGAGTGATTGACTCTGGTTATCGTGGTGAAGTTAAAGTTGCCCTTAAAAATACGCACGACGAAGTATACAGTGTCTCCAAGGGAGATAGAATAGCCCAATTATTAATACAAGAAACTCCCGAATTTATACTACAACAAGTAGATGAACTAAGCGATGCAGTTAGGGGGGCTGATGGATTTGGCTCAACAGGTAAATAATTAATGAAAAGAAGAAAATCTTTAAAAGCTAAAACTAAAAATCAAGGACTGTACATGAGTGCAATAGAGTGCAATGATGTCACTCTCTGCACAGGACCTGCCGGTACAGGGAAAACAGCAGTTTCAGTAGGTCTTGCCTGTGACTACCTGCTTGATGGAAGAGTTGAGAAGATTGTAGTTA